TATTACTTTCATGGGCATATCGTACCAGGTTGGCAAGGCGTGAAAAAGACATTTGATACAGCTGAAGAGCTTGAAACATATATAAAGCAACAGGATTTGGAATATGAGGAACAGAAGCAACTAACTTTATTTTAGAGGAGATGGAAATGATGAAAATCAAAATTAAAAAAGAAATGAGACTAGATGAATTAATTAAATGGGCGCGAGAAAATCCGGAACTATCACAAGGGAAAATATTTTTTTCAACAGGATTTAGTGATGGATTCGTTCGTTTTCATCCAAATACAAATAAGTGTTCGACGTCAAGTTTTATTCCAATTGATATCCCCTTCATAGTTGATATTGAAAAAGAAGTAACCAAAGATACGGTATTTGATAAGTTGTTTGAAGTGTACGAGTTTCAAGAAGGAGATTATACCGCTATATCACACGCTAATATTAGTATAAACAAACGTTTAGATGAACATTGTTTCCCTATCAAAGCATTCTATATCTTAAACGACGACCTAACTATGACATTAATCTGGAAAGATGGGGAGTTGCTAGTATGATGTTGAAATTTAAAGCTTGGGATAAAGATAAAAAAGTTATGAGTATTATTGACGAAATCGATTTTAATAGTGGGTACATTTTGATTTCAACAGGTTATAAAAGTTTCAATGAAGTAAAACTATTACAATACACAGGATTTAAAGATGTGCACGGTGTGGAGATTTATGAAGGGGATATTGTTCAAGATTGTTATTCGAGAGAAGTAAGTTTTATCGAGTTTAAAGAAGGAGCCTTTTATATAACTTTTAGCAATGTAACTGAATTACTAAGTGAAAATGACGATATTATTGAAATTGTTGGAAATATTTTTGAAAATGAGATGCTATTGGAGGTTATGAGATGACGTTCACCTTATCAGATGAACAATATAAAAATCTTTGTACTAACTTTAACAAGTTATTAGATAAACTTCACAAAGCATTAAAAGATCGTGAAGAGTACAAGAAGCAACGAGATGAGCTTATTGGGGATATAGCGGAGTTACGAGAACGTAACAAAGATCTAGAACAGAAAGCAAGCGCATGGGATAGGTATTGCAAGAGTGTTGAAAAAGATTTAATAAACGAATTTGGCAAAGATGTTGAAAGAGTTAAATTTGGAATGGATTTAAACAATAAAATTTTTATGGAGGATGACACTAATGAATAACCGCGAACAAATTGAACAGTCCGTTATAAGTACTAGTGCGTATAACGGTGATGACACAGAGGGATTACTAAAAGAGATTGAAGATGTGTATAAGAAAGCGCAAGCGTTTGATGAAATACTTGAGGGTTTACCTAATGCTATGCAAGATGCACTCAAAGAAGATATTTATCTTGATGAAGCAGTAGGGATTATGACGAGTCAAGTGGTCTATAAATATGAGGAGGCGCAGGAAAATGACTAACACATTAACAATTGATCAGTTACAAGAGTTATTACAAATACAAAAGGAGTTCGACGATAGAATACCAACACTAAATTTACGAGATAGCAAGATTGCGTATGTGGTTGAATTCTTTGAATGGTTTAACACATTGGAAACGTTCAAGAATTGGAAGAAGAAACCAGGTAAACCGTTAGACGTACAGCTAGACGAGTTAGCAGACATGTTAGCGTTTGGATTGAGTATTGCTAATCAACAAGCAGATAACATGGAAGAAATTTTGGGTTATTTAGATGACGGAGATTTTAACGACTATATAGAACGAGTTGAAATCGATTTTAACGATAGTGATGTAGTAGATGAATTTATGTCAACTATAGATGAAATGTATGAAAGTCCATATAGTAGCAACTTATTTTTACCGTTTGCATTAGCGAACAACTACTACACTATCGATCAACTCATTGACGCATACAAAAAGAAAATGAAAAGGAACCACGAAAGACAAGATGGAACAGCAGACGCAGGAAAAGGATACGTGTAAAGACATCTTAGATCGAGTCAAGGAGGTTTTGGGGAAGTGACACAATACTTAGTCACAACATTCAAAGATTCAACAGGACGCAAGCATACACACATAACTAAAGCTAATAGCAATCAAAGGTTTACAGTTGTTGAGGCAGAGAGTAAAGAAGAAGCGAAAGAGAAGTACGAGAAACAAGTTAAAAGGGATGCAATTATTAAAGTGAGTCAGTTATTTGAAAATATAAGGAAGTGTGGGAAATGATTAAGCAAATACTAAGATTATTATTCTTACTAGCAATGTACGAGTTAGGTAAGTATGTAACTGAGCAAGTATATATTATGATGACGGCTAATGATGATGTAGAGGCGCCGAGTGACTTCGCAAAGTTGAGCGATCAGTCTGATTTGATGAGGGCGGAGGTGTCAGAGTAGATGGACTGGATATTTTTTTATACTAACATTGTTATATTCATTGCATGTGTATATACAATGTATAGACGAATTGAAGTGAGTAAGAAAATTGGTGAATTAAGACGTGATATAAAAGAGAACGAAAAAGCATTGGATAATTATAAAAAAGAAAACAGACCAATCGAATATATCGTCGAGTTAAATGACGGTGTGTACTTTCGAAAAAAACATACAGATGCGTTTGCGCAAAGGACCACATATATTATAACTAATAATATTTTCGAAGCTAAATCATATGACAATTTATTATCAGCTAAAATAGATGCCGAAATTCTAAATGGCCGTGTATTAAAATATAAACCAAATTTAGAGGAGGTTGGGTAGATGATGTGGTTCATCATAGCAATTATATTATTAGTCATCTTATTGTTTGGTGTGATGTTGCAAGCTGAACAGTTAAAAGGTGAAGTGAAAGTTAAAGAGCGAGAGATAGAGATATTAAGAAGTAGATTGAGACATTTTGAAGATTAACGGGGGTTAAACAAATGAGTTTGAGAAAATCAACGCAAAGATACTTGGAAAGCGAATTAAGTAATTACAATTACTTCGATAAAGATATAGCGCGTGTAAGAGATGAAGTTTTAAACCCGTGGAGTCAACAAGATACTAATATCGGTGGAGATAGGGTTCAAAGTAATGTAAGTGTAACCGAAATAAAAGCTATTAGGGTCGTTAACGATAGAAGATTATCACAATTAGCTAGAATGAAGTCGGCTATAGAGGTTGTGTATAATCACAGCACTGTAGAGACTCAAAAACTTATGGAACTTTATTATTTCAAAAAACCTAGAACATTAAATCTAACTGGTGTGGCACAAGAAATAAATGTAAGTAAATCTACCGCTTATGATATGAGGAAAGATATACTAGTTAGGTTAGCAGATGAATTAGGAATAATACATTAAGTTTGGAAAAAGTCTGGAAAAATAACGTCACTTTCGGTGTTAATATGATAGCGTAAGATATTGACTATCTTACTGCGTTTCCCTTATCGCAATTAGGAATAAAGGATCTATGTGGGTTGGCTGATTATAGCCAATCCCTTTTTTAATTTTAAAAAGCGTATAGCGCGAGAGTTGGTGGTAAATGAAATGAACGAAAAACAAAAGAGATTCGCAGATGAATATATAATGAATGGATGTAATGGTAAAAAAGCAGCAATTACAGCAGGTTATAGTAAGAAAACAGCAGAGTCTTTAGCAAGTCGATTGTTAAGAAATGTTAATGTTTCGGAATATATTAAAGAACGATTAGAACAGATACAAGAAGAGCGTTTAATGAGTATTACAGAAGCTTTAGCGTTATCTGCTTCTATTGCTAGAGGAGAACCTCAAGAGGCTTACAGTAAGAAATATGACCATTTAAACGATGAAGTGGAAAAAGAGGTTACTTACACAATCACACCAACTTTTGAAGAGCGTCAGAGATCTATTGACCACATACTAAAAGTACATGGTGCGTATATCGATAAAAAAGAAATCACTCAGAAGAATATTGAGATTAATATTGGTGAGTACGATGACGAAAGTTAAATTAAACTTTAACAAACCGTCTAATGTTTTCAATAGAAACATATTCGAAATACTAACCAATTACGATAACTTCACTGAAGTACATTACGGTGGAGGTTCGAGCGGTAAGTCTCACGGCGTTATACAAAAAGTTGTACTCAAAGCATTGCAAGATTGGAAATATCCTAGGCGTATACTGTGGCTTAGAAAAGTACAATCAACAATTAAAGATAGTTTGTTCGAAGATGTTAAAGATTGTTTGATAAACTTTGGTATTTGGGACATGTGCCTTTGGAATAAGACTGATAACAAAGTTGAATTGCCAAACGGCGCAGTTTTTTTGTTTAAAGGATTAGATAACCCAGAGAAAATAAAGTCGATAAAAGGCATATCAGACATAGTCATGGAAGAAGCGTCTGAATTCACACTAAATGATTACACGCAATTAACGTTGCGTTTGAGGGAGCGTAAACACGTGAATAAGCAAATATTTTTGATGTTTAACCCAGTATCTAAACTGAATTGGGTTTATAAGTATTTCTTTGAACATGGTGAACCAATGGAAAATGTCATGATTAGACAATCTAGTTATCGAGATAATAAGTTTCTTGATGAAATGACACGACAAAACTTAGAGTTGTTAGCAAATCGTAATCCAGCATATTACAAAATTTATGCGTTAGGTGAATTTGCTACACTAGACAAATTGGTTTTCCCTAAGTATGAAAAACGTTTAATAAATAAAGATGAGTTAAGACATTTACCTTCTTATTTTGGATTGGACTTTGGCTACGTTAATGATCCTAGTGCTTTTATACATTCTAAAATAGATGTAAAGAAAAAGAAGTTATACATCATTGAAGAGTATGTTAAACAAGGTATGCTGAATGATGAAATAGCTAATGTCATAAAGCAACTTGGTTATGCTAAAGAAGAAATTACAGCAGATAGTGCAGAACAAAAAAGTATAGCTGAATTAAGGAATCTAGGGCTTAAAAGGATTTTACCAACCAAAAAAGGGAAGGGCTCGGTTGTACAAGGGTTACAATTCTTAATGCAATTTGAAATCATTGTTGATGAACGTTGTTTCAAGACTATTGAAGAGTTTGACAACTACACATGGCAAAAGGACAAAGATACAGGTGAATATACCAATGAACCAGTAGATACATACAATCATTGTATCGATTCGTTGCGTTATTCAGTGGAACGATTCTACAGACCGGTTAGAAAACGCACAAATGTCAGTTCGAAAGTTGACACAATAAAATCTCTAGGATTATAGGAGGGAACAAATGTTAAAAGTAAACGAATTTGAAACAGATACAGATCTACGGGGAAACATAAATTACTTATTTAATGATGAAGCCAATGTTGTTTACACATATGACGGGACGGAATCCGATTTATTACAAAACGTTAATGAAGTAAGTAAATACATTGAACATCACATGGATTACCAACGACCTAGATTAAATGTGTTGAGTGATTACTACGAAGGTAAAACTAAGAATCTGGTTGAGTTAACACGACGCAAAGAAGAGTACATGGCAGATAACCGTGTAGCGCATGATTACGCATCTTATATTAGCGATTTTATCAACGGCTATTTCTTGGGTAATCCAATTCAATATCAAGATGATGACAAAGATGTATTAGAAGCTATTGAGGCATTCAATGATTTGAATGATGTTGAGTCACACAATAGATCTCTAGGATTAGACTTATCAATTTACGGTAAAGCTTATGAGTTAATGATTAGAAACCAAGATGATGAAACGCGTTTATACAAGAGTGATGCAATGAGTACTTTTGTCATATACGACAATACAATTGAACGTAATAGTATCGCAGGCGTTAGATATTTAAGAACTAAACCAATAGACAAGACTGACGAAGATGAAGTGTTTACAGTTGATTTATTTACTTCTCACGGTGTTTATAGATATCTTACCAGTAGAACAAATGGATTGAAGCTCACACCACGTGAAAACGGTTTTGAATCACACTCTTTCGAACGTATGCCTATTACAGAATTTAGCAACAACGAAAGAAGAAAAGGGGATTATGAGAAAGTAATCACTTTAATTGATTTGTATGATAATGCTGAATCAGATACTGCTAACTATATGAGTGATTTAAATGACGCTATGTTACTTATTAAAGGTAATTTAAATTTAGATCCCGTAGAAGTTAGAAAACAAAAGGAAGCTAACGTGTTGTTTTTAGAACCGACTGTTTATGCTGATAGCGAAGGTAGAGAAACAGAAGGTTCAGTTGACGGTGGTTATATTTATAAGCAATATGATGTACAAGGTACCGAAGCTTATAAAGACCGTTTGAACAGTGATATACACATGTTTACCAACACGCCTAACATGAAAGATGATAACTTTAGTGGCACTCAATCGGGCGAGGCAATGAAATACAAATTATTTGGATTGGAACAACGTACTAAAACTAAAGAAGGATTGTTTACTAAAGGATTAAGACGTCGTGCTAAGTTGTTAGAGACAATACTTAAAAATACACGGTCGATTGACGCTAACAAAGATTTCAATACTGTTAGATACGTATACAACAGAAACTTACCTAAATCATTGATTGAAGAATTAAAAGCTTATATTGATTCTGGCGGGAAGATTAGCCAAACAACTTTAATGTCTCTATTCTCGTTCTTCCAAGACCCTGAATTAGAAGTTAAGAAAATCGAAGAAGATGAGAAAGAATCTATTAAAAAAGCTCAAAAAGGTATTTATAAAGACCCTAGAGACATCAATGATGACGAACAAGATGATGATACAAAAGATACTGTTGATAAAAAGGAATGATTGTAATTGCCTAACAAAAACACTCAAGAATATTGGGAAGAACGCGGACGCAAAGCAATCGAGAATGAGTTGAAGCGTGATAAAACTAAAGCTGAAGAAATAGAACGTATATTGAATATGATGATTAAGCGCATTGAAAAAGAGATCAATGCGTTTATTGTTAAGTACGGAGATTTTGCAGGCGTTACATTACAAGAAGCACAAAAGATTATTGATGAGTTCGATGTAAAAGCGTTTCAAGAAGAAGCAAAAAGATTGGTCGAAAACAAGGACTTTAGCGATAGAGCAAATGAAGAATTAAAGAAGTATAACACTAAGATGTATGTATCTAGAGAACAGATGTTAAAGATTCAAATAGAATTCTTAATTGCTTATGCAACAGCTCAAACAGAATTATCGATGAGGGAATATTTCGAATCAACAGCTTATCGTGTGTTCAGTGATCAAGCGGGTATTTTAGGTGAAGGTGTACAAGTAGCTAAAGAAGTTATAGATACAATCGTTGATACACAATTTCATGGTGTCGTTTGGTCAGAGCGATTATGGACTAATACCGAAGCAATGAAACAAGAAGTAGAAGAAATAATTGCTAATGTAGTTATTAGAGGTCGACATCCTAATGAATATATTAAAGATATGCGCAAGCACTTAAATAAATTCGAAGGCACAGCACGACAAAAGACCGCAGCAATTAAATCATTGCTTTATACGGAATCGGCACGTGTTCACGCACAATCAAGCATTGACAGCATGAAAGAAATTTCACCGGAAGGATATTATATGTATATTGCAAAAATCGATAATAGAACAACTAAAGTATGCAAAGGGCTTAATGGAGAAATATTCAAAGTTAAAGACGCTAAAATTGGTGTTAATTTCTATCCTATGCATATCAATTGTCGTTCAGATTGCGCTTTACTACCTAAATCTATGTGGCCGAAAAAACCAAGCAAGAAACGAAAAACAAAATACTTCGGAGGGAAAGTGAAAATCGGTGATTGATTTAAAAGTAAAGTTTTTTAAAGGCAAGTTAGTTTTGTATGACAGTAAATTAAATGTTTGGAGGATACTAATATGAGTAATACTGACAAATACCTTAGAGACATAGCAAGAGAATTAAAAGGTATACTTAAAGAGTTACAAAAGCGAAACGAAACAGTTATTATTGATGCAAACTTAGACAGTGTAAGGTCGGCAGTATTAGCCGATAAAGAAAAATCGAAATATAATGAACCTCTCTTTTAATAGCTAGCACTTAATTGTGTTGGCTATTTTTTATGTCCAAACCATGCTTATGACAATAAAAGGTGCAAGCGTTACAGCCCGAACCATGTATGGCTTAAAACTAATCAAGAGTAAATAAATGAGGTGTAAAAACTATGGATATCCAAGAGAAGTTAAAACTCAAATTACAGTTTTTTGCTGAAGAATCAGATGGAGATAATGGAAAATTAAAAGATAACAACGATGATGAAGGCAAAGACAAACAAGACAAAAAGACTAATTCAGAAGAAGAAATAGAAAAAAGACTACAAGAAGAATATAACAAGCGTCTTAAAGAAGAATTAAGTCGTCGTATGAAGCAGAAAGAAAAAGAGAAACAAGAAGCTGTTGATGAAGCTAAACGATTAGCAAAAATGAACAAAGATCAAATCGCTGAATATGAACGCGAACAAATGGAAAAAGAGCTGGAACAATTACGTTCAGAAAAACAATTAAACGAAATGCGTTCAGAAGCACGAAAAATGTTGAGTGAAGCGGAAGTTGATTCATCAGATGAGGTTGTTAATTTAGTTGTAACAGATACTGCTGAACAAACTAAATTGAATGTTGAAGCTTTTTCTAATGCAGTAAAAAAAGCGGTTAATGAAGCGGTTAAGGTTAACGCTAGACAATCGCCATTGACTGGTGGAGATTCATTTAATCACTCGACTAAAAATAAACCGCAAAACTTAGCTGAAATAGCTAGACAAAAAAGAATTATTAAAAATTAACGGAGGCATTTAAATGGAACAAACACAAAAATTAAAATTAAATTTGCAACATTTTGCGAGTAACAATGTTAAACCGCAAGTATTTAACCCTGATAATGTAATGATGCACGAAAAGAAAGATGGCACGTTGATGAATGAATTCACAACGCCCATCTTACAAGAGGTTATGGAAAACTCTAAAATTATGCAATTAGGTAAGTACGAACCAATGGAAGGTACTGAGAAGAAGTTTACTTTTTGGGCTGATAAACCAGGTGCTTACTGGGTAGGTGAAGGTCAAAAAATCGAAACATCTAAAGCTACATGGGTTAATGCTACTATGAGAGCGTTTAAATTAGGGGTTATCTTACCTGTAACAAAAGAATTCTTGAATTACACTTATTCACAGTTCTTTGAAGAAATGAAACCTATGATTGCTGAAGCTTTCTATAAAAAGTTTGACGAGGCAGGTATTTTGAATCAAGGTAACAATCCATTCGGTAAATCAATTGCGCAATCAATTGAAAAAACTAATAAGGTTATTAAAGGTGACTTCACACAAGATAACATTATTGATTTAGAGGCATTACTTGAAGATGACGAATTAGAAGCAAATGCGTTTATCTCAAAAACACAAAACAGAAGCTTGTTACGTAAAATTGTAGATCCTGAAACGAAAGAACGTATTTATGACCGTAACAGTGATTCGTTAGACGGTCTACCTGTGGTTAATCTTAAATCAAGTAACTTAAAACGTGGTGAATTAATCACTGGTGACTTCGACAAATTGATTTATGGTATCCCTCAATTAATAGAATACAAAATCGATGAAACCGCACAATTATCTACAGTTAAAAACGAAGATGGCACACCTGTAAACTTGTTTGAACAAGACATGGTGGCATTACGTGCAACTATGCATGTAGCATTGCATATCGCTGATGATAAAGCGTTTGCTAAGTTAGTTCCTGCTGACAAAAGAACAGATTCAGTTCCAGGAGAAGTTTAATAAATAATTAGGAGTGGTAACATGCCCGAAATCATTGGAATTGTTAAAGTAGATTTTACAGATTTAGAAGATAACAGACATGTCTATATGAAAGGGCATGTCTACCCTCGCAAAGGTTATGATCCTACAGATGAACGTATCAAAGCTTTAGCTAGTGTTGAAAATAAACGCAACGAACAAATGATTTACATTGTAAATGACAAATTAACCAAAAAAGAACTTGTCGAAATAGCAAGTGTTGCTGGCTTACAAGTTGATGAAAAACAAACAAAAGCTGAAATTATCAACACTTTTGAGTCGCTAGAGTAGGTGGTTATATGACTACGCTAGCTGATGTAAAAAAACGTATTGGTCTTAAAGATGAAAAGCAAGATGAACAATTAGAGGAAATTATAAAAAGTTGTGAAAGCCAGTTGTTATCAATGTTACCTATTGAAGTTGAACAAATACCGGAAAGGTTTAGTTACATGATTAAAGAAGTTGCAGTTAAACGCTACAACAGGATTGGTGCTGAAGGTATGACATCAGAAGCGGTTGACGGACGTAGCAATGCGTATGAATTGAACGATTTCAAGGAGTATGAAGCTATTATTGATAATTACTTTAATGCTAGAACGAGAACTAAAAAAGGAAGGGCTGTGTTCTTTTGAGATATGAAGATAGAGTTATTTTTCAATTAGAACAAGTAGCAACTTACAATCCTAAAACTAGCAAAAAAGAAAACGCACTAATCACTTATGATGCGATACCATGCAATATTAACCCCATCTCTAGAGCAAGAAAGCAACTTGAATTTGGCGATGTAAAAAACGATGTAAGTGTCCTGAGGATAAAAGAATCCATATCTTCCCCTGTTAGCCACGTGTTAATTAATGGTATTCGCTACAAGATAGTTGATACAAGGACATACAGACACGAAACGTCATATTATATCGAAGAGGTCAATTGATGAATATAGATGGATTAGACGCACTGTTAAACCAATTTCACGATATGAAAACCAACATTGATGATGATGTAGATGATATTTTATTAGACAAAGCTAAAGAATACGTAGTAAGAGCTAAATTAAAGGCTAGAGAAGTAATGAATAAGGGTTATTGGACTGGTAATTTATCACGCAATGTCAGATATAAAAAAACTGGCGATTTGCAATACACTATCACATCGCATGCGGCTTATAGTGGTTTCTTAGAGTTTGGTACTCGATACATGGAGGCAGAACCTTTTATGTGGCCGGTATACGAAGTGATTAAAAAATCAACTGTAGAAGAGCTGAAAGCGTTGTTTGAATAGGAGATAAAAGCATGACACCGAACTTACAACTTTATAATAAAGCGTATGAAACGCTACAAGGATATGGATTCCCTGTTATTTCTCGTAAAGAGATGCAACAAGAGATTCCGTATCCTTTTTTTGTCATAAAAATGCCGGAGTCAAATAGAAGTAAGTACACGTTTGATAGTTATTCCGGCGACACGAATTTAGTTATTGATATTTGGAGTGTAAGTGATGATTTAGGACATCATGACAGACTTGTTAAAAGATGTATCGATGATTTAACACCTAGCGTTAAAACAAACGATTATGACTTTGAAGAAGACGACATCAATATCACACAGTTAGTCGATGATACTACTAATAAAGAGTTACTACACACATCAGTAACGATAACGTACAAAACATATTAAAAAACGGAGGAATATTGAATGGCAAATATGAAAAATAGTAATGACCGTATTATTTTGTTTAGAAAAGCAGGCGAAAAAGTCGATGCTACTAAAATGCTTTTTTTAACTGAATACGGTTTATCACATGAAGCTGATACGGATACAGAGGATACAATGGACGGTTCTTATAACACTGGTGGTTCAGTTGAATCAACAATGTCTGGTACTGCTAAAATGTTTTATGGTGACGATTTTGCAGATGAAATTGAAGATGCAGTTGTAGATCGCGTATTGTATGAAGCTTGGGAAGTTGAAAGTAGAATACCAGGCAAAAATGGAGATGCTACTAAATTTAAAGCGAAATATTTCCAAGGTTTCCACAATAAATTTGAATTAAAAGCAGAAGCTAACGGTATTGATGAATATGAATATGAATACGGAGTGAATGGTCGTTTCCAACGTGGGTTCGCAACATTGCCTGAGGCTGTGACAAAGAAACTTAAGGCGACTGGATACAGATTCCATGACACTACAAAAGAAGATGCGTTAACTGGCGAAGAGTTAACAGCAATTCCTCAACCTAAAGCAGATTCATCACCGGTTACACCAAGAGAGGTATAAAAAATAGGGCGTTAAGCCCTTTTTATTTTTGTTTAAATTAATCATGAATGGAGATTTTAAATTATGAATGTAGAAATTAATGGAAATTCACTAGAGTTAAGTTTTGGTTTTAAATTTTTAAGAGAGATCGATAACCGATTAGGTTTAAAAGTTGAACAAGCGTCTATCGGTCAAGGTGTATCAATGTTGCCTGTAGGTTTAGAAAGTGGAAATCCTGTAGTGATTGGCGAAGTTTTAATTGCAGCTACATCTCACTTGAAAAAACGAGCAATTACTATTAATAACATTGATGAAGCACTAGACGAAATCGCAGAAAATATTGGGCTAGAAGAATTCGGTTCAGATATTTTAACAGAGTTGGGAAAGCGACCTATGACCCGAAACCTAGTCGAAGTAGTGGAAGCGGAAGAGAAACCAGCGGAAGCGTAATAACTTACGACAGAATCGTTATCACTTGTATGTCGACACTCGGTATTACAGATTTAAATGTTATCGAGCAAATGACATTAACAGAATATAACTATCGAATGTATGCGAAAGAATATGAAATGCTAACCCAAGAATTCGAACGTTACAAACTTGCGTTTGCTATTCGTGACGCGGCAGCTACTAAAAACGTTGGTACAGAAAATAAACCTAAAGAGGAATATGTTTTTAACAACGCAAACGACGTATTGCCTTATGAAGAAAATATCCAACGGCTTAACGAAGGTAAAGATATAAGGTTTAGTAGCGAACGTGATGAATACGAACCACAAAATAATGAATTCTTTAAAGTTATAGCAGAATTTAATAAGCAATAGAAAGAGAGGTGTTAATGTGACGGAATATAAAATTAAAGCGACTATTGAAGCTAGTGTAGCCAAATTCAAAAGGCAAATTGATAGTGCGGTTAAGGCAGTGCAAAAATACAAGCGTACAGCTGATAAGACTAAAGATGTTGAATTAAGTGCTAATGATAAAAAATTACAAAAAACTATCAAGGTTGCTAAGAAGACTTTAGATTCGTTCGGTAATGAAAAAGCAAAAGCTAAATTAGATGCTAAAATAGAAGATCTGAAACAAAAAGTATTAGAAGCAAGTTTTGAATTAAATCAATTAGATTCAAAAGAAGTTACACCAGAAGTTAAGTTAGAAAAACAAAAGTTAATTAAAGATATCACTGAAACAGAAGCTAAGTTATCCGAACTGGAAAAGAAACGTGTCAATATTGACGTCAATGCTGATAACAGTAAATTTAATCGAGTGTTAAAAGTATCTAAAGCTAGTCTTGAAGCGTTAAATAGGTCTAAAGCAAAAGCTGTTATAGACGTGGACAATAGTGTTGCTAACTCTAAAATCAAACGTACTAAAGAAGAGCTTAAGAGTATTCCGAACAAAACTAGATCTCGACTTAATGTAGATACAGGGCTTTCTATACCAACAATCTATGCATTTAAAAAATCCTTAGACGCATTACCAAACAAAAAAACAACGAAGGTAGATGTCGATACTAATGGTTTAAAGAAAGCTTATACCTACATAATAAAATCAAACGACAATTTCCAAAGACAGATGGGGAATTTAGCTAATATGTTCCGTGTGTTCGGTACTGTAGGTTCTAATATGGTTGGTGGATTACTAACTTCATCTTTTAGTATCTTAATACCTGTAATAGCGAGCGTAGTACCTGTAGTATTTGCGCTATTAAACGCTATCAAAGTGTTAACTGGCGGTGTACTTGCTTTAGGTGGTGCGGTAGCAATAGCCGGCGCTGGCTTTGTAGCATTTGGCGCAATGGCTATCAGCGCTATAAAGATGCTTAATGATGGCACTTTACAAGCTAGCTCAGCAACAAACGAATACAAAAAAGCGTTAGATGGCGTAAAGTCAGCATGGACTGATATTATAAAGCAAAATCAATCCGCTATCTTCACAACTCTTGCAAATGGTTTAAATACTGTTAAAACTGCAATGCAGAGCTTACAACCATTTTTTAGTGGTATTTCAAGAGGAATGGAAGAAGCGTCTCAAAGCGTGCTTAAATGGGCTGAAAATAGCAGTGTAGCTTCAAGATTCTTTAATATGATGAATACAACGGGTGTTTCGGTATTTAACAAGCTATTAAGTGCTGCAGGCGGTTTTGGTGACGGATTAGTCAATGTGTTCACACAATTAGCACCACTGTTTCAATGGTCGGCTGATTGGTTGGATAGATTAGGTCAATCATTCTCTAATTGGGCTAATAGTGCAGCTGGAGAAAATTCGATTACTCGTTTTATTGAATACACAAAAACAAATTTACCTATAATCGGCAACATTTTCAAAAATGTTTTCGTTGGAATTAACAATTTGATGAATGCATTCAGCGGATCATCAACTGGCATATTCCAATCTCTTGAACAAATGACAGCTAAGTTTAGGGAATGGTCTGAACAAGTAGGACAATCTCAAGGGTTTAAAGACTTTGTCAGTTATATACAAACAAATGGACCACTAATAATGCAATTGATTGGAAACATCGCAAGAGGATTAGTTGCATTCGCAACAGCAATGGCTCCTATAGCTAGTGCAGTATTACGCGTTGCAGTTGCAATAACTGGTTGGATAGCTAACTTGTTTGAGGCGCATCCAGCTACAGCACAATTAGTTGGTGTCATTATAACTTTAGTTGGTGCATTTAGATTTTTAATACCGATTATTCTTGCTGTATCTAACTTTATGGGTGGCGGATTAATAGGTAGAATCATTGCGTTAGTAAGTAAGTTCGGTTTATTAAGAGCGGGATTAACAATTTTAAAAGGTGCGTTCATGTTATTAAAAGGACCATTAAAAATTATATCAGTTATATTCCAACTGTTATTCGGTAAGATTGGATTAATTAGAAACGCTATTACAGGACTAGTAACTGTGTTTGGCATTTTAGGTGGTCCAATAACAATAGTAATTGGTGTAATTGCTGCATTAATAGCTATATTCGTTTTATTGTGGAATAAAAATGAAGGATTCAGAAACTTTATTATAAATGCTTGGAATGCGATAAAAACCTTTATGGTTACAGTTTGGAATGTATTAAAAGCTGTAGCTTCGGTTGTATGGAATGCTATTTTAAAAGCTATCATTACAGCAGTAACTAATGTATACAATTTTATAATGATTGTTTGGAATCAAATAGTTGCTTATTTGCAAGGGCTATGGAATGGGATTATCGCTATTGCAACAACAGTATGGAACCTTTTAGTTACAATCATTACAACTGTTTTCACGACGATAATGACAATAGTTATGACGATATGGACAGCTATTTGGACATTCTTAAGTACAATCTGGAACACGATAATTACAATCGCTACTACGATTTGGGATTTGTTAGTCACTGTAATAACTACTGTGTTTACAACAATCATGACTATCGCAATGACAATTTGGAATGCTATTTGGACGTTCTTACAAACGTTGTGGAACACTATAGTTACTGTGGCAACTAAGGTTTGGAACGCTATCACCACAGCTATATCTACTGCGTTACAAGCGGCATGGAGTTTTATTTCTAATATATGGAATACGATTTGGAGTTTCTTATCTGGTATATTAACGACGATTTGGAATAAAGTTGTAAGTATATTCACACAAGTTGTATCAACTATATCGGACAAAATGTCTCAAGCTTGGAACTTCATCGTGACTAAAGGTATGCAATGGGTATCTACTATAACAAGTACGCTAATTAACTTTGTTAATAGAGTTGTTCAAGGATTCGTTAATGTTGTAAACAAAGTTAGTCAAGGTATGACAAATGCAGTAAATAAAGTTAAAAGCTTTGTGGATGACTTTGTATCAGCAGGTGCTGATATGATCCGTGGTTTGATGAGAGGTATTGGTAATATGGCTAGAGACTTAGCTGAAAAAGCAGCTAGTGTAGCAAAAGGTGCTTTAAATGCAGCCAAAAGAGCGCTAGGTATTCACTCACCTTCACGTGAATTCATGGATGTTGGTATGTATTCAATGTTAGGTTTCGTTAAAGGTATAGATAATCATTCAAGTAAAGTTATCCGTAATGTTTCTAATGTTGCAGATAAAGTAGTTGATGCATTTCAACCTACATTAAACGCACCTGACATTTCTAGTATTACAGGAAACTTAAGTAATTTAGGTGGAAATATAAATGCGCAAGTACAACACACACATTCTATTGAAACATCACCGAACATGAAAACTGTTAAAGTTGAATTCGATGTCAATAACGATGCGCTTACTAGTATTGTTAACGGCAGAAATGCTAAACGCAATTCTGAGTATTACTTATAAAGGAGGTTACAAATGGACATAGAATTAACAAAAAAAGATGGTACTGTAATCAAATTAAGTGAATACGGGTTTATCGTTAACGATATAGTAATTGATAGCATGCAAATCAACACAAAGTATCAAGACAAAGAAAATATGAACGGTCGTATATTAATGGGGAGCAATTATATCAGTAGAGATATAGTTGTTCCTTGTTTTTGTAAAGTTAAAAATCGTTCAGACATTGCTTATATGCGAGATATGTTGTATTCGTTAACGACAGACATAGAACCTATGTATTTGCGAGAAATCAGAAGAAAAGAAGAGTTGAATTACAGGTTTACTCAACCAACTTCTGATGATTACGTGAAATTAGATAAAAACAACTTCCCGGATTACGAATATTCAAGACACGATCAACAAATTTATGTAAATGGTAAACAGTATAAAGTTATTTTTAACGGAGTTATAAACCCTAAACAAAAAGGTAATAAAGTTTCTTTTGAACTAAAATTCGAAACTACAGAATTACCATACGGTGAAAGTATTGGAACAAGTCTAGAGTTAGAAGAAAACAAAAAGGTTGGATTGTGGTCGTTTGATTTTAATATTGATTGGCATGCAGGCGGAGACAAAAGAAAGTATACATTTGAAAATTTGAGCAAAGGTACAGTTTACTATCATGGTAGTGCTCCTAACGACCAATTCAACATGTATAAAAAGATAACAATTATTTTAGGCGAAGATACAGAATCGTTTGTATGGAATTTAACGCATGCTGAAATAATGAAAATCGAAGGGATCAAACTAAAAGCTGGAGACAGAATTGTTTATGATAGCTTCCGAGTTTATAAAAACGGTGTCGAAATAAGTACCGAAACGAATATAGCCCAACCAAAATTTAAATACGGAGCTAATAAATTTGAGTTTAATCAAACGGTACAAAAAGTTCAGTTTGATTTGAAATTTTATTATAAGTAGGTGTCAGAATGACAATAACTATTAAACCACCTAAAGGTAATGGCGCACCTGTACCAGTAGAAACAACTTTAGTAAAAAAAGTTAATGCTGACGGTGTATTAACTTTTGATATTCTAGAAAATAAATATACTTATGAAGTTATTAACGCTATAGGGAAAAGATGGATTGTTAGTCATGTCGAAGGTGAAAACGACAAGAAAGAATATGTAATAACTGTCATTGATAGGAAATCAGAAGGCGACAGACAACTGGTTGAATGTACTGCTAGAGAGATTCCTATAGACAAGTTAATGATTGATAGGATTTATGTTAATGTAACAGGATCTTTTACAGTAGAAAGATATTTTAACATTGTGTTTCAAGGTACTGGAATGCTTTTTGAAGTCGAAGGTAAGGTTAAGTCTTCGAAGTTTGAAAATGGTGGTGAAGGCGACACAAGGTTAGAAATGTTTAAAAAGGGATTAGAACATTTCGGTTTAGAATATAAAATAACGTATGACAAAAAGAAAGACAGATATAAGTTTGTATTGACGCCTTTTGCAAATCAAAAAGCGTCTTATTTTATTTCTGACGAAGTCAACGCCAACGCTATAAAACTCGAGGAAGATGCAAGTGATTTCGCCACCTTCATTAGAGGATATGGTAATTATTCAGGAGAAGAAACATTCGAACACGCTGGGCTCGTAATGGAAGCTAGAAGTGCATTAGCTGAAATATACGGCGACATCCACGCAGAACCATTTAAAGATGGTAAAGTGACTGACCAAGAAACTATGGATAAAGAATTACAATCGAGATTGAAAAAGTCGTTAAAACAATCTTTGTCTTTGGACTTTTTGGTGTTAAGAGAATCATATCCAGAAGCAGACCCACAACCCGGAGACATAGTACAAATAAAATCTACCAAACTAGGTTTGAATGATTTAGTCCGTATAGTACAAGTTAAAACGATTAGGGGTATAAACAATGTAATTGTTAAGCAAGATGTAACGCTTGGTGAGTTTAATCGAGAACAACGATATATGAAAAAAGTTAATACTGCAGCTAACTATGTTTCTGGATTAAATGATGTTAACCTTTCTAATCCTAGTAAAGCGGCAGAAAACTTGAAGTCTAAAGTAGCGTCAATAGCTAAATCCACACTTGATTTAATGAGTAGAACTGATCTAATTGAAGATAAACAACAGAAGGTAAGTTCTAAAACTGTGACTACATCTGACGGCACTATCGTTCATGATTTTGTAGATAAATCAAACATTAAAGATGTAAAAACAATTGGAACGATTGGCGATTCTGTAGCTAGAGGATCACATGCGAAAACAAATTTTACTGAAATGTTAGGCAAGAAGTTAAAAGCTAAAACGACCAACCTTGCAAGAGGTGGCGCAACAATGGCAACAGTTCCGATAGGTAAAGAAGCGGTAGAAAATAGCATTTATAGACAAGCAGAGCAAATAAGAGGAGACCTAATCATATTACAAGGTACAGATGATGACTGGTTACATGGTTATTGGGCAGGTGTACCGATAGGCACTGATAAAACGGATACAAAAACGTTTTATGGTGCCTTTTGTTCTGCAATTGAAGTTATCCGGAAAAATAATCCGGCTTCAAAAATACTTGTTATGACAGCTACAAGACAATGTCCTATGAGTGGCACAACGATACGTCGTAAAGATACGGATAAAAACAAACTAGGGTTAACTTTAGAGGATTATGTCAATGCTCAGATATTGGCTTGTAGTGAATTGGATGTACCAGTATATGATGCTTATCACGCAGATTATTTCAAACCATATAATCCAGCATTTAGAAAATCTAGCATGCCTGATGGATTACATCCTAATGAAAGAGGTCATGAAGTTATTATGTATGAGCTTATTAAAAATTATTATCAGTTTTATGGATAGTAAAGGAGGAAAACATGAGTAATAAACTAATTACAGATTTAAGTAGAGTCTTTGACTACAGATATGTAGATGAAAATGAGTATAACTTTAAACTTATTTCAGACATGCTGACGGATTTTAATTTCTCTCTTGAATACCACAGAAATAAAGAGGTATTCGCACATGATGGAGAACAAATAAAGTATGAACATTTAAATGTTACAAGTAGCGTCTCTGACTTTTTAACATATTTAAACGGTCGATTTAGCAACATGGTACTAGGTCATAACGGCGACGGTATCAACGAAGTAAAAGACGCGCGCGTTGATAATACAGGTTATGGTCATAAGACATTGCAAGATCGTTTGTATCATGATTATTCAACACTAGATGCTTTCACTAAAAAGGTTGAGAAAGCTGTAGATGAACACTATAAAGAATATCAAGCGACAGAATACCGATTTGAACCAAAAGAGCAAGAACCGGAATTCATCACAGATTTATCGCCATATACTAACGCAGTAATGCAATCATTTTGGGTAGACCCTAGAACGAAAATTATTTATATGACGCAAGCTCGTCCAGGCAATCATTACATGTTATCTAGATTGAAGCCCAACGGACAATTTATTGATAGATTGCTTGTTAAAAATGGCGGTCACGGCACACACAATGCCTATAGATATATCGGCAATGAGTTGTGGATTTATTCAGCTGTATTGGACAGTAACAAAAACAACAAGTTTGTACGTTTCCAATATAGAACTGGAGAAATAACTTATGGTAATGAAATGCAAGATGTCATGCCGAATATATTTAACGACAGATATACGTCAGCGATTTATAATCCGGTAGAAAATTTAATGATTTTTAGACGTGAATATAAACCCACTGAAAGACAACTTAAGAATTCGTTGAACTTTGTTGAGGTTAGAAGTGCTGACGATATTGATAAAGGTATAGACAAAGTATTGTATCAAATGGATATACCTATGGAATACACTTCAGATACACAACCTATGCAAGGTATCACTTATGATGCAGGTATCTTATATTGGTATACAGGTGATTCGAATACAGCCAACCCTAACTACTTACAAGGTTTCGATATAAAAACAAAAGAATTGTTATTTAAACGACGTATCGATATTGGCGGTGTGAATAATAACTTTAAAGGAGATTTCCAAGAGGCTGAGGGTCTAGATATGTATTACGATCTAGAAACAGGACGCAAAGCGCTTTTAATAGGGGTAACTATTGGACCTGGTAACAACAGACATCACTCAATTTATTCCATCGGCCAAAGAGGTGTTAACCAATTCTTAAAAAACATTGCACCTCAAGTATCGATGACTGATTCAGGCGGACGTGTTAAACCGTTACCAATACAGAACCCAGCATATCTAAGTGATATTACGGAAGTTGGTCATTACTATATCTATACGCAAGACACACAAAATGCGTTAGATTTCCCGTTACCGAAAGCGTTTAGAGATGCAGGTTGGTTCTTTGATGTACTGCCTGGACACTATAATGGTGCTCTAAGACAAGTACTTACCAGAAACAGCACAGGTAGAAATATGCTTAAATTCGAACGTGTCATTGATATTTTCAATAAGAAAAACAACGGAGCATGGAATTTCTGTCCGCAAAACGCCGGTTATTGGGAACATATCCCTAAGAATATTACAAAATTATCAGATTTAAAAATCGTTGGTTTAGATTTCTATATCACTACTGAAGAATCAAAACGATTTACTGATTTTCCTAAAGACTTTAAAGGTATTGCAGGTTGGATATTAGAAGTAAAATCGAATACACCAGGTAACACAACACAAGTATTAAGACGTAATAACTTCCCGTCTGCACATCAATTTTTAGTTAGAAACTTTGGTACTGGTGGCGTTGGTAAATGGAGTTTATTCGAGGGAAAGGTGGTTGAATAATGGTAGTAGATAATTTTTCGAAAGACGATAACTTAATCGAGTTACAAACAACATCACAATATAATCCAATTATTGACACAAACATCAGTTTCTATGAATCAGATAGAGGAACTGGTGTTTTAAATTTTGCAGTAACTAAGAATAACAGACCGTTATCTATAAGTTCTGAACATGTTAAAACATCTATCGTGTTAAAAACCGATGATTATAACGTAGATAGAGGCGCTTATATTTCAGACGAATTAACGATAGTAGACGCAATTAATGGGCGTTTGCAGTATGTGATACCGAATGAATTTTTAAAACATTCAGGCAAGGTGCATGCTCAGGCATTCTTTACACAAAACGGGAGTAATAATGTTGTTGTTGAACGTCAATTTAGCTTCAATATTGAAAATGATTTAGTTAGTGGGTTTGATGGTATAACAAAGCTTGTTTATATCAAATCTATTCAAGATACTATCGAAGCTGTCGGTAAAGACTTTAACCAATTAAAGCAAAATATGGCTGATACACAAACGTTAATAGCAAAAGTGAATGATAGTGCGACAAAAGGCATTCAACAAATCGAAATCAAGCAAAACGAAGCTATACAAGCTATTACTGCGACGCAAACTAGTGCAACACAAGCTGTTACAGCTGAAGTCGATAAAATAGTTGAAAAAGAGCAAGCGATTTTTGAACGTGTTAACGAAGTTGAACAACAAATCAATGGCGCTGACCTTGTTAAAGGTAATTCAACAACAAATTGGCAAAAGTCTAAACTTACAGATGATTACGGTAAAGCAATTGAATCGTATGAGCAGTCCATAGATAGCGTTTTAAGCGCAGTTAACACATCTAGGATTATTCATATTACTAATGCAACAGATGCGCCAGAAAAGACGGATATAGGCACGTTAGAGAAGCCTGGACAAGATGGTGTTGATGACGGTTCTTCGTTCGATGAATCAACTTATACATCAAGCAAATCTGGTGTGTTAGTTGTTTATGTTGTTGATAATAATACTGCTCGTGCAACATGGTACCCAGACGATTCAAACGATGAGTACACAAAATATAAAATCTACGGCACATGGTACCCGTTTTATAAAAAGAATGATGGAAACTTAACTAAGCAATTTGTTGAAGAAACGTCTAACAACGCTTTAAATCAAGCTAAGCAGTATGTAGATGATAAATTCGGAACAACGAGCTGGCAACAACATAAGATGACAGAGGCGAATGGTCAATCAATTCAAGTTAACTTAAATAATGCGCAAGGCGATTTGGGATATTTAACTGCTGGTAATTACTATGCAACAAGAGTGCCGGATTTACCAGGTAGCGTTGAAAGTTATGAGGGGTATTTATCTGTATTCGTTAAAGATGATACAAATAAGTTGTTTAACTTCACACCTTATAACTCTAAAAAGATTTACACACGATCAATCACAAACGGCAGACTTGAGCCACAGTGGACGGTTCCTAATGAACATAAGTCAACGGTATTGTTCGACGGTGGCGCAAATGGTGTAGGTACAACAATCAATCTAACCGAACCGTACACAAACTATTCTATTTTGTTGGTAAGTGGAACTTATCCAGGTGGCGTTATTGAGGGATTCGGACTAACCGCATTACCTAACGCGATTCAATTGAGTAAAGCGAATGTAGTTGACTCAGACGGCAACGGTGGCGGTATTTATGAGTGCTTACTATCCAAAACAAGTAGCACTACTTTAAGAATAGATAACGATGTGTACTTTGATTTAGGTAAAACATCAGGTTCTGGAGCGAATGCCAACAAAGTTACTATAACTAAAATTATGGGGTGGAAATAATGAAAATCACAGTAAACGATAAAAACGAAGTTATCGGATTCGTTAATACTGGCGGTTTACGCAATAGTTTAGATGTAGATGATAACAATGTGCCTATTAAATTTAAAGAAGAGTTCGAACCTAGAAAGTTTGTTTTCACTAACGGCGAAATTAAATACAATAGCAATTTCGAAAAAGAAGACGTACCGAATGCATCAAACCAACAAAGTGCGTCAGATTTAAGTGATGAGGAACTTCGCGGAATGGTTGCGAGTATGCAAATGCAGGTGGCACAAGTAAACGTATTAACAATGGAATTAGCTCAACAAAACGCTATGTTAACACAACAGTTGACTGAACTGAAAACTAACAAAACAAGTACTGAGGGGGACGTTTAAATAATGAAGATGATTTATCCAACTTTTAAAGACATTAAAACTTTTTATGTTTGGGGTTACTATAAAAACGAGCAAATTAAGTGGTACGTAGACAAGGGTTTAATCGATAAAGAAGAATACGCTTTAATCACTGGAGAAAAATATCCAGAAACAAAAGATGAAAAGTCACAGGTGTAATGCTTGTGGCTTTTTAATTTGAATAAAGTGGGTGGCATAATGTTTGGATTTACCAAACGACATGAACAAGATTGGCGTTTAACGCGATTAGAAGAAAATGATAAGACTATGTTTGAAAAATTCGACAGAATAGAAGATAGTCTTAGAGCGCAAGAAAAGATTTATGACAAATTAGATAGAAATTTTGAAGAATTAAAGCGCGACAAGGTAGAAGATGAAAAGAATAAAGAAAAGAATGCCAAGAATATTAGAGACATAAAAATGTGGATTCTAGGTTTGATAGGGACTATCTTCAGTACGATTGTCATAGCTTTACTAAGAACTATTTTCGGTATTTAAAGGAGGTGATTACCATGCTTAAAGGGATTTTAGGATATAGCTTCTGGGCGTGCTTCTGGTTTGGTAAATGTAAATAACAGTTAAGAGTCAGTGCTTCGGCACTGGCTTTTTATTTTGATTGAAATGAGGTGCATACATGGGATTACCTAATCCGAAAAATAGAAAGCCCACAGCTAGTGAAGTGGTTGAATGGGCGTTATATATCGCTAAAAACAAAATAGCTATTGATGTACCTGGTTCTGGAATGGGAGCACAATGCTGGGATTTACCTAATTATTTACTCGATAAATATTGGGGATTTAGAACATGGGGAAATGCTGATGCTATGGCTCAGAAATCTAATTATAGAGGTAGAGATTTCAAGATAATTAGAAATACAAAAGACTTTGTACCACAACCAGGCGACTGGGGTGTTTGGACTGGTGGTTGGGCAGGTCATGTGAACATTGTAGTAGGGCCATGCACAAAAGACTATTGGTATGGTGTGGATCAAAACTGGTATACAAATAATGCAACAGGAAGTCCGCCGTATAAAATCAAACACTCTTATCATGATGGACCAGGTGGAGGAGTTAAATATTTTGTTAGACCACCATATCATCCGGAGAAATCTACGCCGGAACCTAAACCAGAAGATGATAGTAATGATAACGAAAAAAATAATAAAAAAGTTCCAATTTGGAAAGATGTAACAACTATAAAGTACACTATTTCTAGCCAAGAGGTTAATTATCCAGAATATATTTATCACTTTATAGTAGAAGGTAATCGACGACTCGAAAAACCTAAAGGAATAATGATTAGAAACGCACAAACGATGAGCTCGGTAGAAAGTTTATATAACAGTAGGAAGAAATACAAACAGGATGTAGAATATCCCCACTTTTATGTTGACAGACATAATATTTGGGCACCTAGAAGAGCTGTATTTGAAGTTCCTAATGAACCTGATTATATAGTTATAGACGTATGTGAAGATTATAGTGCGAGTAAAAATGAATTTATTTTTAATGAGATTCACGCAATGGTTGTAGCTGTAGATATGATGGCCAAATATGAGATACCTCTAAGTATTGAAAATTTAAAAGTAGACGACAGCATTTGGCGTTCGATGTTGGAACATGTTAATTGGAATATGATTGACAACGGTGTTCCCCCTAAAGATAAATACGAAGCATTAGAAAAGGCATTACTTAATATATTTAAAAACAGAGAAAAATTATTAAATTCTATAACTAAACCAACAGTAACAAAATCTAGAATAAAAGTTATGGTAGATAATAAAAACGCTGATATAGCGAATGTAAGAGACTCATCACCAACAGCTAATAATGGCTCGGCATCTAAACAACCGCAGATCATAACAGAAACGAGTCCTTATACATTCAAACAAGCACTGGATAAACAAATGGCAAGAGGTAACCCGAAAAAATCTAATGCTTGGGGTTGGGCTAACGCTACACGAGCACAAACGAGTTCAGCAATGAATGTTAAACGAATATGGGAAAGTAACACGCAGTGCTACCAAATGCTTAATTTAGGCAAGTATCAAGGCGTTTCAGTTAGTTCGCTTAATAAGATACTTAAAGGTAAGGGGACATTGAATAATCAAGGTAAAGCGTTCGCAGAAGCTTGTAAAAAGCACAACATTAATGAAATTTATTTAATCGCGCATGCTTTCTTAGAAAGTGGATATGGAACAAGTAACTTCGCTAACGGAAAAGATGGAGTATACAACTACTTCGGTATTGGCGCTTACGACAACAATCCTAACTACGCAATGACGTTTGCTAGGAATAAAGGTTGGACATCTCCAGCAAAAGCAATCATGGGCGGTGCTAGCTTCGTAAGAAAGGATTACATCAACAAAGGGCAGAATACACTGTACAGAATCAGATGGAATCCTAAGAATCCAGCTACGCACCAATACGCTACTGCTATAGAGTGGTGCCAACATCAAGCTAGTACAATCGCTAAGCTATATAAACAAATCGGCTTAAAAGGTATCTACTTTATAAGAGATAAATATAAATAAAGAGGTGTATAAATGTACAAAATAAAAGATGTTGAAACGAGAATAAAAAATGATGGTGTTGACTTAGGTGACATTGGCTGTCGATTTTACACTGAAGATGAAAATACAGCATCTATAAGAATAGGTATCAATGACAAACAAGGTCGTATCGATCTAAAAGCGCATGGCTTAACACCTAGATTGCATTTGTTTATGGAAGATGGCTCTATATTCAAAAATGAGCCCCTTATTATCGACGATGTTGTAAAAGGGTTCCTTACCTACAAGATACCTAAAAAGGTTATCAAACACGCTGGTTATGTACGTTGTAAGCTGTTTTTAGAGAAAGAAGAACAAAAAATACATGTCGCGAACTTTTCTTTCAATATCATTGATAGTGGTATTGAATCTGCTGTAGCAAAAGAAATCGATGTTAAATTGGTAGATGATGCTATTACGAGAATCTTAAAAGATAACGCGACAGATTTATTGAACAAAGACTTTAAAGAGAAAATAGATAAAGATGTCATTTCTTACATCGAAAAGAATGAAAGTAGATTTAAAGGTGATAAAGGCGAACCGGGACAACCTGGTGCAAAAGGTGATACAGGTAAAAAAGGAGAACAAGGCGCACCTGGTAAAAACGGTACTGTAGTATCAATCAATCCTGACACTAAAATGTGGCAAATCGATGGTAAAGATACAGATATCAAAGCAGAACCTGAGTTGTTGGATAAAATCAATATCGCAAATGTTGAAGGGTTAGAAGATAAATTGCAAGAAGTTGAAAAAAACAAAGAGGCAACTCTCAAAGACTCTAAAACGTATACAGATTCAAAAATTGCTGAACTAGTTGATAGCGCGCCTGAATCTATGAATACACTAAGAGAATTAGCAGAAGCAATACAAAACAACTCTATTTCAGAAAGTGTATTGCAACAGATTGGCTCAAAAGTTAGTACAGAAGATTTTGAGAGGTTCAAACAAACATTAAACAGTTTGTATGCAGATAAAAATCATAGTCATACAATCAAACAGATTGAAGGATTAGAAAATGCTTTATCAAGAAAATCAGACATAAATCATAATCATGACGAGAGGTATGTTTTGTCGTCTCAAGCTTTTACTAAACAACAAGCGGATAATTTATATCAACTAAAAGGCGCATCTCAACCGACGGTTAAAATTTGGACAGGAACAGAAAATGAATATAACTATATATATCAAAAAGACCCGAATACGTTATATTTAATTAAAGGGTGATGACATGGAAGCTAATTTAAAAGGTGTAAAGAAATTGGTATACAAAGGGGTTGAATATTCTAAAGTATTTGCAGGTAATACAAAAGTTTGGTCTAAACCGCCGTCTTTTGTAATTAAACCCTTACCTAAAAATAAATATCCGGATAGCATAGAAGATTCAACAGCAAAATGGACAATAAATGGAGTTGAACCTAACAAAAATTATCAGGTGACAATAGAAAATGTACGCAGCGGTATAATGAGGGTTTCGCAAACTAATTTAGGATCAAGTGATTTAGGAATATCAGGAGTCAATAGTGGAGTTGCAAGTAAAAGCATTAACTTTAGTAATCCTTCCGGGATTTTGTATGTCACTATAAGTGATGTTTATTCAGGATCTCCGACTTTGACCATCGAATAATTTTAAACGACTAATTTTTTAGTCGTTTTTTATTTTGGATAAAAGGAGCAAACAAATGGATATCGGTACAATCGTAAGAACAATTTTATTAATAGTCGCATGGATCAATCAGTTTTTAGCAATCAAACATATTTCTCCAATCCCAGTTGACGAAGTGTTTATAAGCACAGTCGTTACTGGGATTGTTTCAATTTGGACTTGGTGGAAAAATAACAACTTTACTCACGCATCTAAGAAAGGACAACAAAAAATCTATGAAGTAAAAGCAGGCATTCAGTCAACTGGTGGCGCACCTAAAGTGAACGGAGATGATAACAATGCCGTCGGTTAGAACATACAGTCAAGCTATTAGTTATCTTAAAAGCCTAGAGGGTAAGGCGTGGAATCCAGACAATGCATTTGGATGTCAATGCTTCGATACTGCCAACCAATATTGGCTTTACTTATTTAATCATAGGTTGAAAGGTGTGGGCGCTGCGGACATTCCTACATGGAATGATTTCACTAACGAAGCAACCGTTTACGAAAATACTGTGTCGTTTCAAGCATTGCCGGGCGACGTCGTTATTTTTAACCGTAATTATGGCGGTGGTTATGGTCATGTAGGTATTGTAATAAGCGCTACGTTAGATTCTATAACTATTTTAGAGCAGAACTGGCTAGGCGGTGCTTACTGGAGTCCACCAGAAGTTACTACAAGACGCACACACGGCTACGACTTCCCTATGTGGTTTATCCGTCCATTCTACGCAAAAGAAACGACCGCTAATAAGCTAAGAAGCGCAGTGACGCCAGTTAAACAAGATAAGTTGTCTAAAGGCAAAAAAATCATGCTTGTAGCTGGTCATGGTATTGGCGCATATTCTAATGACCCAGGTGCCGTTGCGAACGGAGAAAACGAAAGAGATTTTAACCGTAAAAATATTATCCCTAGAGTGAAAAAATATCTTGAGTCAGTAGGTAACAAAGTATTGTTGTACGGTGGCAACTCGATGAATCAAGATCTATATCAAGATACGTTGTACGGTCAACGTGTTGGAAATTATAAAGACTATGGCATGTATTGGATTAAAAACGAAGTCAAACCGGATGCAATCATAGAGTTTCATTTAGATTCTGCTAGTCCACAAGCAAGTGGTGGACATGTAATTATTAGCGACCGTTTCCCAGCTGATGACATTGACAAGGCATTAAGTAGTGCATTAGATAAAACAGTAGGTAAAATAAGAGGTGTGACACCTAGAGGGGATTTATTGAACGCTAACGTGTCCGCTGACCTTAATCTTAATTATCGTTTAATCGAATTAGGCTTTATCACATCAACGAAAGATTTAAACTACATTAAAAACAATTTAGACAGCTTCACGAAACGGATTGCTGAAGCCATTAACGGCAGACAAATTGATGCACCAAGTAGTAAGCCAAGCGCTGACAAAATAACATGGAATTGGAAAGGTGTATTTTATCCTAAGCCCGAAAAAGCTATAAGAGTCAGAAAAACAGCTGGATTAACTGGCGCAATCGTTGAAGAAGATTCATGGCTATACACAAAAGACGATTGGGTGAAATTTGACCAAGTCATCAAAAAAGATGGCTACTGGTGGATTAGATTCAAATATCAACGTGAGGGCTCTAGTACTAACAATTTTTATTGTGCAGTGTGTAGAATCACAGATAAAGAACAGAAGATTAAAAACGAAAAATACTGGGGAACGATTGAGTGGGCTTAATATGTTATAATTAACATCCACCACATCATTTGGCAGGTACTTCGGTACTTGCCTATTTTTTTATGCAAATTTTACAAAAAACACTTGATTAATAAACAATTGTTTAGTATAATTATATTTGTAGGTTAGTTGATGACTTACAAATTATGTGTAAGGAGGTGAAAAGCCTCATGCTAGACATAATAAAAACACTTCTAGAACATCCAGTATTGGCAGTACTGATAATTCCAGAAGTGTTAAAACAACTTAGAGAATGGCATCTCGGATACCTAGACCGAAAGCCAAACAACAAAGATTAAATTTATGCTTGGAGCCTGATGGCTCCTCCTTACACTTATATAATATAATATTATTTGGAGGTTTTCAATTATGACAGAACAAATGTATTTATTATTGTTTTTATTAAGCCTACCATTGTTACTATTTATCGGGAGAAAAACACATTTTTATTATTTAGATAAAAAGAATGGACGTAGATAATATGAGTGATTATAAATTGAAAATAATTGAATTGATCAAAAGTGATATAACAGGTTACCAAATTCACAAACAAACTGGCGTAGCGCAATATGTAATTTCACAATTAAGGCAAGGGAAACGTGAAGTAGATAACTTAACTTTAAATACAACTGAAAAATTATACAAGTACGCGCAACAAGTGTTATAA